TGGCGTTATAGCGATAGATTGCAAGTTCCATTATTTAAAAACGAATGGGGTACCTAATGTTAGAGATGATTGTTGCATTACTTTTAGTAGCAGTTTTAATAGGAGTGATTATGATTAATACTCCTAAAAATAATACGGCATGTACTGGTAATTGCCGACAAGGTAGACTTTGTGATTGTAAGGATAAAAATGATTAAACTATTAAAAAAATGGATGGGAATTGATAAGTTAGAAGCAAACTTAGAAAATCTTAAAAAACAAGAAGCCGATGCTATTGCATCAACAGCTACAGCTCAACAAGCTGAACAAAAAGCAAAGATGACTCCAAAAGAACGTGCCACTGCCAAAGGTGAGCCGTGGGTAGCTGTTTTGGACACCCATGTTAATAAAGATAATATTAGAAATGGATTCTTTGAGCTTGACTGGAACCCAGAATTTATTGTACAATTAAAGCAAGAGGGCTACGGATTTGAAGGTGATCCAGAAGAGGAAATTGTGGATCGTTGGTTCCGAGATTTGGCAAGAAACATGTTAGCCGAAGAAGGACAAGACACAAGTCGTGGCATGGGTTATATTAACGTAAGTAAATTGCCTAATGGCAGAGCACAAATAGAATGACATACATTATAGTAGATACTGCTAACACTTTCTTTCGTGCTAGACACGTTGTTCAAGGCAGTGCCGATATCAAACTTGGCATGGCCTTTCATATTACACTCAACAGTATCAAAAAAGCATGGCAAGATTTTAACGGTAGTCATATTGTTTTCTGCCTCGAAGGTCGCTCGTGGCGTAAGGACTACTACAAGCCTTACAAAGCAAATAGGCAAGAAACTCGTGCGGCTATGACGCAGAAAGAACAAGATGAAGACAAGTTATTCTGGGAAGCATTTGACGAGTTTAAAAATTTCATTACAGAAAAGACCAATGCTACTGTAATGCAACATCCTAATCTAGAAGCTGACGATTTAATTGCTGGTTGGATACAGGCGCATCCAGATGCAAAACACGTTATTGTTTCAACAGATGGAGATTTTGCACAACTTATCGGTCCTAATGTAAGTCAGTACAACGGTGTAGGTGATTTACATATTACACACGAAGGAACATTCGATGCCAAAGGTAAACCCGTTAAAGACAAAAAGACAGGCGAGCCTAAACCAGCACAAGACCCAGAGTGGATGCTGTTCGAAAAATGCATGCGTGGTGATACCAGTGATAATGTCTTCTCGGCGTATCCAGGTGTGCGTACTAAAGGTTCTAAAAACAAAGTTGGTCTTACTGAAGCGTTCGAAGACCGTAAAAGCAAAGGATTTGCGTGGAACAATCTCATGCTTCAGAGATGGGTTGACCACAATGGAGTCGAACACAGAGTTTTAGAAGATTATCATCGTAATGTTCAATTATGCGATCTTACAGCACAACCAGAAGATATTAAAGTTAAAATTAGAGAAACTATCGAAGCTAATGCAAAACCTAAAACAGTAGATCAGGTTGGTATCCGTATGCTAAAATTCTGCAATGCATGGGATATGAAGAAAATTGCAGACAACATTCAGCAGTATGCAGAACCGTTCCAAGCAAAGTATCCAGAAAAGGAAACAGTATAATGGCAACTAGAGAAGAAAAACAAGAATTGATGGAAATTCTTAAATTTACACCACGTACTTATAAAATCTCAATGTGGGGTTACGGTGGTGAAAAAGTCATGGGTACCGTAGATCGAAAGATTTATGATTACTTTAAACAACGTAGGCTTGATCTAAGCGACTATTGCTGGAACAGTGACTATGCAGAAGATCATAACATTCCTGAAGACATGCAACCTTTTCCTTCTGGTAGCTGGTACGAAGGCGACGGCATGGGTCATGCAGGTGGAGTAAGTCGTAGTGCTGGCACACTACAGATTGAAGACGAAAACGGTAATACTGTCTTTGAACGCAGTTTAGAAGATATGGACGGCGGCAGCGATGACAGTGTAGAATGGGAATGTAACGATGAAGTCTGGATTGGTAGTCAACCTGACGGTACTGTGGTATTCCTTGGTAACTCAAATGAAAAAGGTACATTCTTTGAAGCAGACTTAGAATTAAAAATGCCTTTTGATATTACTAAATTAACACTAGGCTACGATGAAATTGACGGTGAAGAAATTGTTAATGCTGTAAAATACGATGGCGAGGATATTGACAACTGGGGCGGCAGTACTGATGGCAAAAGTAGTGACTTTGGTTTCTATATTGCCGGCAGTAAAGATGCTACGGGCAAGTGGGAAAAGTACACCAACATGGATGATATTGAATATCCCATGACCGAATGGTTCCCTAAAAAGAGCAAACCTGTCCGTGTAGGCAATTACATGATTAAAACCGCAGGTAAAAAGTCCTGGACTCATCGAGGGCTTTGGACTGGTACAAAATGGGTAAGCTCATGGACCGAAGAATCAGAATTTGACACAGCAGAAGAAATCAAAATTAAAGAATGGCAAGGACTTGCCATTGATCCAGATGCAGAGGCATCGGTATAATGTTATTTTTCTTTAAACCATCTGTTATTACTGTAGATTGTTTCTGTAATGATGAAATTATTTTTAGTAATTTCAAACCTGACAGGGCAAATAAATTTGTCCCTGAATATTGGAAATCTTTACCAGCTTATTTAGAACAATCTGTAAGAGGTAATAATTCCGATAGTCAGTTAAAAATACAAGTAGGAACATTGAAAAAATGTAACGGCTTTACTGACTTGTTTAGTAACGGATTTATTATTCCTAGTTGGGGTGATTTTCAAATAGAAGTATTAAAAGATGGTAAGTTTATAGTTGCAGGGCATCAAACTACAGAACCAAATGTTAGAGTATCCAACCATAGTAAGCTACAATATGGATACGAACTTTATAAAAACTCAGGACATGTTAAAATAGAAAGTCCTTGGTTTTTAAAAGAAAAGACAGGTGTTAAATTTGTTTGGAATGGGTGCAGTTGGCATAATACAGATAATTTAGAAAATTTCTATGTTCTGTCAGCAATCGTAGACTACAAATATCAGGCAGGAACTAATATCAATGCATTCCAGCGTAAGAATACTATAGTAAAATTCAATGCCGGCGATCCGTTGGTACATGTTATTCCTATGAGTGAAAAGAAACTTAAAATGAAACATCATCTAGTTAGTAGAGATGAATATGAAAAAATGTTGACTAAAGAACAGTCAACCGTACATTATCACAATGCAAGAGAATTAAGAGCTAAATGTCCAATCTAAGGAAAAATATGATGACAGAGATACACGCAAAACCAATTGTAGATGGAAAATTTTGGATCGTTGAACAAGACGGAACTAAAATTGCTACACTACATAAAAAAGAAAACAATAAATTTGTCTTGAGTAGTACTAAAGGCGAAGTGATGTTTAATAAAAAAGATGATTTGACTAAACAATTCGGTACTGAGTTCTTCTTGTCTAGTACCAAAGTTAAAGTTACAGCATCAGACGTACACGAGTGTCATGGTTATCCTACTAGTGTTAAACCTTACAATGCCATGTACGATATAAGACATAAACTACCATTATTCACTAAAAGCAATGCTAGTAAAAGTTTGTATTGTGCAGGTTATTACACAATTCAATTTAACAAAGGTTGGGTCAAATCATTTTGTCCTAAACTAATTACATTAGAACGTAATCCTTATAAAGGTCCGTTTAAAACTGAATTTGAAATGAAACAGGTGCTTGCTAATGCAAAATCAGATTAATTTAACTCCCATTACACAATTTATTCAGGTACTCCGTAGTGCAGAACTTGCTCAACAAAAAGAAATAAAAATACCTATTCAAACTGCCAGGTTGCTAAGTTTGGCACTTAATGAAATACAAGATAAGTTACTGCAAGATTACGAAAGTATGTATAATACGCTTAAACGTAGTCAAGAAACCGAAATTGTACAAGTTCAACTAGATGGTGGTGGGTTCGAAGACAAATAAGTATAAATATACGTAGTTAATTGGATACGTATATTATGTCAAGACCTAAACCACGAATACTGTTAGATTACACTAACAAAAAAACTTATAAGACAGAGCAGGTTTTAGAAGCTGACGCCATTTGGGCTGTATTCTATAAAAACGAGCCTTTCAATTTGAAAAGTTTTAATAGCCTTACAAGTTATCCAGGACCAAAATATAAAAAAGTTTCATTCAGTAATCCTGGACATGCACGTAACTTGGCAAAAAAACTAAACGCAATTTTTGGTGTCGATGATTTCGAAGTTGTCAAGCTAACACAAGGTACTGTTGTAAAATGATAACAAGAGATGCCCTTACAAAGATTTTTTTACAGCAATGGGGCAAAAGTACAGACGATGTAAATTTTAAAATTTATAGTCGTAAATGGTGGCAAAGTAATCGAGCCGGTAAACAAACTGCATTTCGACTAACCGACGAAGGTTATGAGTTTTTGATAAAAGAATTGGAATTGAAAGACTACGAAATTCCATTTACCGAACCAATTGAACTTAGTCCTCAAACTATTGTATTTTTGGAAAGGTATGTAGACTGTCCTTACTACCTTACCAATATGTCAATTACAGTATTTTCCGAACGCAAAAGTTTTGAACTGTATTTGTTCTCAGATGACATACGCAAATTTGGACTAATTAAGGCTATGAATGAGCGTGAAAAAGAACTAGCAACGCCTAAAGACAGTTGACACATCCTGCTTCCTAACGTATAATACATACATACAGCGTTAATTCAACAACACTTTTTTTAATTAAGATAGGAAGCAAAATGGCAGAAATCGTCAGTCGCACAGTGGGCCCAAGCGGTGCCAAAAAATCTTTGCGTAAAGCATTTAAAAATCAGCGTCCACTGTTCCTTTGGGGTCCCCCAGGCATTGGTAAGTCTGACATTATTAAACAACTTGGCACTGAGCTAGATGCTCACGTGATCGATGTTCGTTTAAGTCTTTGGGAACCTACTGATATTAAAGGTATTCCATATTTTGATTCTAACGATGGCACAATGCGTTGGGCTCCGCCAAGTGAGTTGCCAAGCAAGACATTTGCCGCAAATCATAAACAAATTATCCTATTCTTGGATGAAATGAACTCTGCGGCACCTAGTGTACAGGCCGCGGCTTATCAACTAATTTTGAATCGTCGTGTTGGCGCATACGAATTGCCAGACAATGTTGTAATTGTTGCGGCTGGTAACCGTGAAACTGATAAGGGTGTTACATTCCGTATGCCTGCTCCGTTGGCAAACCGGTTTGTTCACTTGGAAATGCAAGTTGATTGGGCTGACTGGTTCGACTGGGCTGTGGACAATAAGATTCACAAAGACGTAGTTGGTTATTTGACCTTTGCTAAAAAGGACTTGTACGATTTTGATCCAAAAAGCTCAAGCCGTGCATTTGCTACTCCACGTAGCTGGTCTTTTGTAAGCGAATTACTTACAGATGATGACACGGATGTGGATACACTTACCGATTTAACTTGTGGTTCAATCGGTGAAGGATTGGCTATTAAGTTTATGGCTCACCGTAAACATGCATCTAAAATGCCTAATCCAACCGAAATCTTAAATGGTAAGGTTAAAAAGATGGAATCCAAAGAAATTTCAGCTATGTACTCTTTGACTGTGTCACTGTGCTACGAATTGAAAGATGCTTGCGATAAAAAAGCTAAAACTTGGAATGACATGACTAATAACTTCTTCGAATTTATGATGAATAATTTCGAAACAGAATTGGTTATTATGGGTACTAAGTTGGCATTGTCGACTTACAAGTTGCCTTTGGACCCAGATGAGATCAAATGCTTTGACGATTTCCATGCCAAATACGGCAAATACATTAGCCAAGCTACTGAAAAGTAATTAAATTTGGTACTATTTGACAGGACCTTCGGGTCCTGTTATAATATATACATACAGTAAAGGAGCATTCATGTCACATACAGATCCAATTATCGACAAAATTATCGTAGCCCGTGTGGGTCTACTACTTCGCCATCCATTCTTTGGTAATTTGGCTACTCGTTTACAAATCAAAGAAGGCACAGATTGGTTACCGACAGCCGCTACAGACGGACGTCATATCTATTTTAATCGCGATTTCTTTAGTAATTTGTCTATTAAACAAGTAGAATTTGTTATTGCACACGAAATCTTGCACAATGTATTTGATCATATGGGACGTCGAGAAGGACGTGATCCACAAATTTTTAACATTGCCGCTGACTATTGTGTTAACGGACAAATTGTGCGTGATCGCATCGGAGAGCACAACATCGATGGCATCAAAATCTTTCATGATCCAAAATACTATGGCTGGGGTGCAGAACAGGTTTACGATGAGATTTACGAAAAGTACAGTGAAGAACAACTTAAACAGTTGGGTCAATTATTGGACGAACATATTGACTGGGGTGAGAACGGTAAAGACGGTCAGCCAAAGTATAGTAAAGAAGAACTAAAACAGATTCGTGACGAAATGCGTGAAGCTACAATGCAGGCCGCACAGGCCGCAGGTGCAGGTAATGTTCCTGAAAGTGTAGCACGTATGATTAAAGATTTTACAGAACCTAAGATGAATTGGCGTGAAATTTTGCGTCAACAAATCCAAAGTGTTATTAAGAATGACTTTAGTTTTATGCGTCCTAATCGTAAAGGTTGGCATATGAATGCTATCCTACCAGGTCAACAATTCCAAGAAACTATCGATATCTGTGTAGCAATTGACATGTCAGGCTCAATCGGTGACGAGCAGGCCAAAGACTTCTTGTCAGAGATTAAGGGTATTATGCAAGAGTATAAAGACTTTAAGATTAAAGTATGGTGCTTTGACACTCGAGTGTATAATGAGGCAGACTTTGACGGTTACAACATTGACGAGTTTGATGAATATGAACCAATGGGCGGTGGCGGAACTGAGTTCGATGCCAACTGGGAATACATGAAGGAACATGACATTCAACCTAAAAAGTTTATCATGTTTACAGACGGTTATCCTTGGGGTAGCTGGGGCGATGAAAACTACTGTGATACAGTATTCATTATTCACGGCAATGACAAGATTGTTCCTCCATTTGGAGAACATGCTTATTACGATTTTGCAAAGGCAACAGCATAATGGCATTAAAATCAGGCAAACCTAATCCTTTAAATTATTTCAATTTACGCAGGGTTGAGTTTGCCTGCCCGCATTTTAAATACACTACTATAAGCAAATTTAATCCAAGTCTAGCTAAAAGCCTAGATAGTTGGATTAGGCAAAATCTTAACAATAGATATTACATAGGACAGGGTTTAGAACTAGATAATACCAATACTATAGTATACAATACTACTATTGGATTTGAGTCAGAAAAAGAACTAAGTTTTTTCACAATTGCCTGTCCATATCTTTAAAGAAGATAATTAAGTATGTACTTTAAAGGAGATACTAATGACAGATACAGTACAACAACCACAACAAGAAAGCACAGATCTTACCATTAACGATTTGAACGCATTAAAGACAATCATCGATATTGCTAGCTCACGTGGTGCATTTAAACCAAATGAAATGGTAGCAGTTGGTCAAACTTATACTAAATTAGATACGTTCTTGGCAACAGTTGCTAAACAACAACAAGCCGCCCAAGCTCAACAACCAGCTCAAACCCCAGCCGATCAAGCAGTTGCTAATACGGTAGCAGGAGTCTAATATGGCCGAACTCAAACACGTAGGCCGTGTTAAAGCCACTAACAAAAAATGTTTAGTGGCTTATCGCACGTTACCTGGCGATGCATACTATTGTCTAGTTATTCCGACAGAAAATTTACCAGACATCTATCACGATGCTTTGATCAATTTAGTCGAGAGTACATCTGGACAAGATGCATACGAATTTGCAGAAGCATTGGATCGTACACAATTTCCAGACGGCAGTAACATGCTACGTAACTTACATGCAAGTGGAAGATTGATCAAAGTTGGAACAAGTGATATTGAAATGACTCCTACTACAGGATTTTCAATTCAATTATCTGAACTTAATCAACTTATTGCCGAACAGCGTGGTCTATCAGTTGACGACTTATCTTTAAAATCTAGCACAGATCCAAAAGATAATGCAGTTCCAAAAGTTACAGATGAACAATTAGTTAAAAACGACAAAGCCGTTGAAACTAAAAAAGCAGATGCTAAACCAACTGCTACAGTAACTACAACTCCGAAAGCAGATGCTAGTCCAGAAGAACAAGCAAAATTCTTCCGTAGTCAAGCAGACAAGTTAGCTAAAGAAGCTGCCGAGATGCGTCGCAAAGCAGAGGAATTGGTTCCGACCAAGAAAAAAATAGTTAAATGAAGCCTAGGGGAAGAGTTCTTCCCAAGGATGTCATAGCAAACTGGCCAGAAGTATTCGGAGACGTACATCTAAACGTGTTACCTTTAGGGTATCTCCACTCCGTTTTGGTCAATTTTAAGGATGGCAAAACTTGGGAAATTAAAATAACACAGCAAACCAAACGTGGTGGATGGTCCACTTTTGAAAAAAATCTGTCCGAGTTAGTTAAAAATTACGAAGAAAAAATCGATAATATAGATTTTAAATTAGATACAACCCGTGTTAGAAAAGATATAGAAAAATCAACCCAAAAATTCCTTAAGAAAAAGAAGTTATAAATAATGCATGTTCGATTACTTAGTTTCTCTCAGCCAACAGAAGAGTTTGCATCAATGGGCATTGAAGACGCACAGGAACTCATTGCGTATTGTGCCCGTGTCAGCAATCCCTCCAACCAACTTAACACCGAAACATCAGCAAAACTCATACAATACCTCATCCGACACCAACATTGGAGCCCGCTCGAAATGGTGTCAGCCTGTATTGAAATCACCACTACCAGAGATATTGCCCGTCAAATACTTAGACACAGAAGTTTCAGTTTCCAAGAATTCAGTCAGCGATATGCTGACCCTACTAAAGACTTGTCGTTTGTATTGCGAGATGCACGAAAACAAGATAACAAAAATAGACAAAACAGTATAGAACTTGATATTCATAATAACGATGAAGATCGATTCCTTGCCTATCAATGGGAACGTATGCAAGAGTTAGTTATTAAACAAAGCCGTGATGCATACGAATGGGCGATTAATAAAGGTATTGCTAAAGAACAAGCTCGTGCTGTATTGCCAGAAGGACTTATTGAAAGTCGATTATATATGAACGGCACACTACGCAGTTGGATTCATTTTATTGAATTACGGTCGGCTAATGGTACACAAAAAGAACATCAAGAAGTTGCTATAGCTTGTGCTCAAGTGATAGCTCAGATATTCCCGCTTGCCACTGATCTTTTAGCCAAGTAAAATCATTTATCCTAGCAAGTGCCTCCGGATTGGAGGCATTTTTTTCTCCGTACATTTTACCAGAAATAGCACCCATATAAGCATATCCGCCAAATGATGCATTGTTGTTTAGTTGTGTCCAAAAATATAATCTAGTAATGGATTCTTCATTATTAATTACTGCCAATTTGCAACACTCTCTAAATGCACTACGCCAAGTAGTAAATGGATCTGTATTGAATGCTGTAATATTACTAGCCTGATCTATTGCTTTAAATTTTGTACTAATATTGGTAGTCATATCTACTGTATCTGTACTCATATTCATTGTGAGAAATTTTGGTAATAATTTAACTCCGCCATAACCATATGTTAGACTATTAATAGGATTAATACTACGCCATACGTGAACAACATCTAAATCCCATTCACTTACTTCATAGTCAAAATTGAAATCATTTAATATAACAGCGTCTGCATCGACTGCCCAAAACATTTTAGTCATAGCTTTTTTGGCAGCCGAAATGTGTGCTTGATGTATACCTTTAATTCCATGTACACGTTTTGCAAGAGGAAAACGTTCTTTTAAACTGGCAAAGTTTTCATCTGCATTTTCTTCATCGTATGAAATAAAAATAATATCGTACATTATTTGCGTCTTCCAATAATGCGTGGAGTATTAAGATATACAGTTTTGAAAAACTTACTGCCTGCACCGTCTAAATTAGCAATTTCTAATCCGCCATGCTTGTTTAATTCTTTACCTAAAAAATTAATGTATTTTGTCATTTCTTCCGGGTCTGCTAGTTCATGCGTAGTTTCCCAGAAGTTAGTTAACCATTCAAAATCACGTACCTGGCTATAATCCCAATCAGTAAACATTGTCTTATAACAGCCTTCTCTGGCACCTAGTATTGACCAAATACCGTGTTCTACATCTGCGCCAACACTACACCAAATCAATAATCTGTGATAATTTTGCCACCAGATTTTTTTAAGGTCATTTGTTTTTCCGCCCTGCTCTAATGACATTTTTACCCCTTCTCTAAAGCCTGCTCTCCATGCTTGAAACGGTGTAGCATTAGTAAAGCTCTCGCTATAGTTTTCATTAAATTGGTAGTATCGATGATCAAAACAAAATTCAACACGACCTTTTACATCCATTGGATCCGAGTTTTCATGTGTACGCATTTCATTGACAAATTTACGTGTCCATAATTTAAGTCCGCCATTACCATACATAAGTCCGTTAACATGAACTTTACCACACCAACTAAAAACATTTTCGCTAGTAAGACCCAACGCATCTAAATCAATTTCTACATTTAAAAATTCTGGGCTAACGATATTATCAGCATCTACTGTAACAAAATATTCAGTTTCACTTAGTGCCGCACAAGCCTTATGTGCCGCATCACTACCTTTAACACCATGTACACGTTTTGCCCAAGGCATTTTTGTTAGTAAATCTGCATAATTTTTTTCGGCGTTTGGCTCATCATAACTGAGAAATATGATGTCCTGATCAATAATTTTAATTTTATCCATTTTTAATTAGTCCGTAACTTTGAAAATATATCCTAGAGGATATCGATATCTTATCTATTTGAGTTTCTATTTTACTAGTGAAAGGAATACGCACTTCGGGTTCTTCCATTAATTCCTTAACATTAACTAGCATAGTTCTTATTAAGAAATCAAAATCATTTTTAAGCATTATAAAAAATACTGCATTACTAGTTATGCTATCTGCAAGTCTTGTTTTAGCTTTTTGTGAAAGAGTAAAAATCCAAGTTTGGTTTTCTAAATTCCATTCAACTGTTAGTTCTGTTGTTTTTGTTGGAGGGTTTTTAATCCATTGAAATATGTTATTTCTAAATCCGTATAACTGATTAGATACTTGTATTAAAGATAGTTCAGTTTTACCTGTAACACCTTTAGTATATCCAATTACATAGTCCCGTGTGTACTTTTCTTTTTCTAAAAACGACACATACTCTTCTGCCGATATTTCGTAAGCATATTTTTCAGCAGGATCTTTTTGATTAGTAAGACTAGTTATAATTCCTGTTTTTTTATCATACACTAGGTAATATTTTTGAGGAGGCGTAAATTTAAACTTTGGCATCGATTAACTCCTCTAGCTGAGATATAATTTCTTTTGATAAGAAATCTTTTTCAACATAATGAAATAATTGCGGTTGTTTAATATTACCTACAACTAGTTCTCCTTTATTGTTCAGTACAAAAGGTACAATATCCTGCCATCTATCTGCACCAGATGGCCACCCTTGTAATGGAATTTTCATATGAACAAATTTCATAGGGTTTAATCTATCTATTGCAGTCTGTTGTAGTCCTGTTATTTCAATAGTAATGGCAGCGGCCAAATCCATACTAAGCCATTTTTGATAGTAATCTGGGGCATATATAGTGTAGCATGCTTCCCAGTTATTACAAACAAATTCTAGTACTTTGTAAAAATCGTAAGCAATATCTGATTTTTTAAAATAATGACATGCAAAATACGGGTTAGTTAATCGATTTGCAATAAAAGTTTTTCTATGAAAAGTATCTAACGGAATATGTTCTTGTTTATAATTATTAATATGTGAGCAAAATTTAATGTCAAAATTACTACAATATGTCCACCAATCACTGATATCACCGGACATTAACATGTCTGTATCCAACACTATTGTTTCATGATAAGGTGTTACGTGATAAAATTTCCAACGGTGTTCTGCCGCTAACGGGCTATTACCAATTTCTTCAAACCATGGAATAGGAATTATTTGATCAAATGCTCGTAGATATTTTTTAGGAACTGTGTTGTTAGTAATTAAAGAAACATTGGTTATTTCTTTTTGACTATTTTTAATACTTAACGCCAGTGCATAGGCCTGTTGAACATAGTCAACTGTGTCGGTATTTTGTGCAAATAATAAAAATCCTTTAGACACCATAACCTCCGTCGATGTAACGATTTAAACTAAATTTATTCATTACATGGACATCCAATCCTGTAGTCTTAATAAGAGTATATTCGCCTAGATGACTTTTCTTTTCAATTAAGAATTTCATTTTATTATCATCTGTACTTACTAAAACATCCTTATCGGATGTATATGTCATTTGTCCAGGTAATTCAATTACAAAATTACCTTCTGTTTTTCCATTAAAAATATGTATAGCAATACTGAACGCATAATCATTTCTAAAAGTGTTTGTCTCAATAGCATATAGAGTTCTGAAATAAACCCAATTATTTTTAATGTATTCAATCATATCAAAAAAAGATTGCATTAATATATTTTTATCAAATATAAAAACACTTGCCCAATAAAAAGGAATGCTATAGGGATTTATTCTCTTAAATGCATCTTCATTTCTATCCGATGCTAGATCAAAACTTTTTCTGTATATTTGAAATTCGTATTGATTATGTAACGCAGGTTTTAAAATACTAGAATTTAAAATATAATCTGTATCCATGACCAATGTGCGATCGTAAGGCGATAAATTATAAACACTGGTACGACTAAAATTTTTCCATTCGGACGTTACTCCTGTAATAGATCCGTCGAAAAATTTTCTTGTTTGGATTGGTCCTGTTGTGTCTAGTTCTATAACTTGATCAAACCCGTGATTAGGATAATTACTAGACAACCATCGTGTATTATCTGTAATTAAACTAACAGGAATATCTAAATATTTTTTAATTCTACTAGCGGCAAAAATTGCCATTTTGATGTAATCAATTTTAGAATTATTCTGTGCAATTAGTACAGCACCTATTGTCATAATTCAACTATGTCCGCAATCTTTCTTTTACGTTTTAATTCATTATACTTTGCCGCATAATCGTTAGTTGATTCAAAATATACAAATACAATATCATTTAAAAATTTCTGTACGTCTTCAATTAGTACAGGCAAATCATTAGAGTCGACAAATACTGCATCAGTTGTATATCCTAGATCAATAACTGTTTTAATAAACGTAATTAATTCAGAATTTATTTTGAATGCCGCACCGTTGGTATAATATACCAATTTTTGATTGTATTCTTCTAGTATTATTCTGCGTTGATTTGAAAGTGTAGCAGTATAATTGGCTACAGCAAACGCTTTTTCAATTCTCTCATCCATAAACAAACTCCGTAGTGTACTATATTACACTAGTATAATTAGCTTGTCAATGATTTAGAATGATGAAACTTGGGCAACTGTCGGCAAATAACTATAAGTATTGATACCAGTTGTTTGGTTAGCTGTTACATGGCTGCCTGATGCATACGTGATATTGACTTGAGCGGCTACTGTGCCAGTAACGTCCTCATCTATATCAAAGGTATTTCCGCTACTCTTGTAAGTGTCTTCCGTTGCGGCTGTCGACAAATCTTGCAATTCAATTTTAAATGTTAATACACTACCGCCAGCATCTAATTTTGCCAATATGTCATATTGGTTTGGTGCATATAACACAGATCCTGAACTGCCTAAACTAGCTGTATATATAGTAACATATGAACCGCCTTTATTTGCTAAAAAATAATTCCAGCCATTACTAGTATTTCCAGCAGTTGTTGTAGCAGAACGTGTGCCAGTTAAACCAAAAGAAATAGTTCCCATGTTGTTTAACAATGTGTACCAGGAATCATTTTTATTTGCAGGTACAACTGTTGCAGGAGGATAAGTTGCAGGTATTGTTGCACTAGCAGTTGATGTTCCTGCTTCACTCATACTGGCAGTAAATTGTATTAGTCCGCCCGAATTAAAGAAATACTGTGCGGCTTGTGCGGCAGTATATGAACCTCCACCGCCGTATGTACCACCATTCCATGTCACTGTGAACACATTATTAATTGTTTGAATATTACTTTCAATAACGTTAAGATTGTACGTCATTGTCGTTGTAGCAACTGATTGAGATATGTTAACTGAGTAACTTGTAGCAATAAATGGACGACTTGGAGAAGGTAATCCTGGTCCTCCCACTGACTGACTTAAATTGACATACCATTGAGATCCGCCGGCAAAGCCATTAATAATTGTACCTTGCGTAACACCTCCGTAAGCATCTCCTGTTCCGCCGCCATACAACATCATATTAACAGCAAGAGTACCGCTTGTAATACTAGTAATAGTTAATGTACTATTGACAATATATCCTGAAAAAACACAAGTGTTTACCGATGTGATCTTTGTGCCAGATGCAACTCCAGAACCTGTTACTGTCATGCCTGCAACAAGAGATGCACTTGGAAATGCAGTTGTTGTCATTATATTTCCAACAATATATGCACTTGCTGTAGGGTTTGGGTTTGGATTTGTTATAGTTGATCCACCCCAAGGATACGATGAACCTACTCTATACGCAGTATACGGAAAATTATTTAAAGGAGAAGATAATCCTGTAGTGCTAGCTAGCATTGTGCCTGGAGGTGTTGCATAACATCCAGGATACGTGACTCCGTTCACAGTAGTACTACTAGAATTAGCTAATGCTGATGCTATTACACCATATGCTATTTTATCAACTTCTCGAATGTCTGTGCTTGTTGTAGGTATTGTAAGAGCAGGACTAGTAGCTACACCTAACTGATGATAATTTAAATTTGTAATATCTAAATATAAATTATTCCAATCGCTTACTTTAACTTTACCTCCGGCACCTGCTAACTGAGAACTATTTAAAATTTGCCCGTAACCGGGATACACGCCACCACCCGAAGTATACACGCTCATAATATTATATACTATTGTTTGAATAGCATTATAATCTTCATAAACAATTGGTATCACAGTACCTGTGAACGTTGTTGGAGAACCCGAACTTCCTACTGTTTGACTAGTGCTAACAGTATAAGTTCCTGTACCTCCAGTTCCTGTACCTTGAGCAAGTATATAAGTACTATTTGCACCAGCATTCCATGTAATAAGCATTGGCACTATTACAGGTTGGTTGGCAGTAACAGAGGTAACAGTTAATGTTGTCCCTGAAATATAACCAGAAAATGTTTCAGCTGTTGGAAAAGTCATATTAGAGAGGATTTACTGTTGTAATGTTTGGCAAATAATTATAAACGTTTTGTCCGGTAGCATTTACCATAGTTACATAATTACCAGAAGCGTAAGATATGTTTACTTCACTGGATAATGTTCCTGTAACATCCTCATCGATATCATAAGGATTAGTACCGCCTGAACCAAATGCAACTTGTTTATAGTAATCTTCAGTTCCTGCCGCTTGGAAAGATGTTCCAGATAATGTAGCTGTAATTAAATTACTAATTACAATGGGTGTGGCTGCCGTAGCATTATTATAACTAGTGGCTAGTGTAACACTATTGTTACCGGCATTTACACTTGCTACATAATAAGTTGTTGCTGAAGATCCTGTGCC